GCGATAGCTAAGGTTGCAGGGTTTACGGTTGTGTTGAAAGGCATGAACGCATCACAAGTAGGCCAGACTCTTAGTGAACATTGGGAGGCGATGGGGGGCACAGGCAACTGTGTAGCTGTGGGCATAGATGCTGAGAGATTTGATAGGAGTGTAGGTGTGCAAGCTTTAGAGTTTGAGCATACCCACTATCCTCCACTTCTTGCGGATCCTGCTGATCGGAAGTATTTGCGTTGGTTGCTGTCATGGCAACTGAGGGCTAAGTGTTTTGGTCGCACCAGGGAGGGTACTGTTAAGTACGAGTTGGAGGGCACACGCTTGTCGGGTGTCATCAACACGGGTCTTGGCAATTGTATCCTGGCATCAGAGTGTTGCATGGCTTACTGCAAGGAAAAGAAGATACCGTTTCGTCTGGCGAATAACGGTGATGATTGTGTGTTTTTCATCCACAAACGTGATCTTCCTCTTTTCAGTGCAGGCCTCAAGGAATGGTTTTTGGATATGGGCTTCATTATGGCCGTCGAAGCCCCAGTTTACGAGCTTGAGGAAGTCGTTTTCTGTCAATCACAACCGGTGTACGATGGGAGATCATGGACTATGGTCCGTGATCCCCGGAGTGCCCTGGCTAAGGATTGTGTGTCCCTAAAACCATGGCGTAATGCGAAGGAGTATTGCAGCTGGATTAAGGGCGTAGGTATGAGCGGGAAAGCCCTGGCCGGGGGCATTCCTGTGTACCACGAGTTCTATGAAAGTTTTCTTCGCGCGGGTGGTAGTGCTAAACCTTTGAGCCACGACGATCCTTCGATCGGAGGTGGTCTGTACATAGCTAGCAAAGGGATGGCAAGGCAATCGTTGTCTGTTAGCACTACTGCACGTTGGTCTTTCTGGAAAGCTTTTGGGATCACTCCCGATATGCAAGTAGAGATGGAAAATCATTACGCTGGTCGAACCCCAGTATACACACCGGTGACAGAGGCTGGTATCGCATTGCCTGTGATGCCAATTATGTTACTGTAAAACTCCATACCCCGCAGAGATGTACTGCGTTAACAAATATTCTAGCCCTTCCAGGGTAAGCAATTGGGTCGATAGACATAAAGGACCAAAACTGTGATCCACACCGTGGTGACGCAAAATTTCAGTGCTAAACAAAATGCCAAGAGACTGCACGGCTCCGCACGCACGTGTATCTATCGATGTACAGTCCTGTTTATAGGTGGCAGGATCCAATACACACCTTGCTTCTTGTATATACATTTTGTCCTTTCAAAACTGGCTATTTTAATCTTTCTCAACAAACATGGCCAAATCACAAAACTACACGACACCCAAACGCAAGGGGCGTGGGCCCCGGAACAACAACCGGACGATAGTAAAAGCTTCAACGAGTCTTGCAGTATCGTCCGCCGGCCCAACGTCCGCACAACAGCAGGAGTTAGTGATCCCCGTTACGGCGGGGGCACAGGAGTTCGTACTCCACCCTTCGAATATCCCTTGGATGTCCGCGGTGGCCCCATCTCATCAGGAGTGGTGCCTAGCGGGTCTGAAGGTGTGGTACGAACCCAGGGTAGGAACGTCGACGGCGGGCACAGTGGCGGCGGCGATTCTGGAGGATTTTCAGGACTCGTTCCCCCAGACACTGGCTTCCATCACCCGGCTTTCCGGCTCCAGGAGAGGAGCACCGTGGACCCCCTTCGTACTGCCGGCTCCAAGAAATCGATGGCTTCCTTACGTGAAAAAGTCGGATTTTGAGGCGCTTGGTAACGTGGATAAGGGTCTTAGGTCGCTTGGTCGGATAGTCACTTTTGGTGACGCCGATGCCTCTGGGGTCCTTGGTAATATTTATATATCCTATACTCCTTCTTCCAGTTTGAGACATCCTAC